TTAGGCATATTGTCTAATAGTGTCGCCCGCAAGGCATTGCGATCGTCTGTCTGCTCTTGAGTCTCATTTAGCTGCATCTCATTCAGGTCTCTTTGCAGCCTTGCAGCGTCAATGTTGATGTCTGCCAAATCTTCTTGCACAGATCGCCTGCTAATTGCGTATTCGCTTGCCTCAACTGCCCTAGCTTCTCTAGCCGCAGCAATATCAATCTGCGACCGAGCCGCCTCACGATTTAGGGCTCGGTCCTCGAGGTCGCGTGTCAGTTCTGCTGAGGCCTGACGCAAGGACGCAGCGCGCACAGGGTCAATAGACTGTATTGCGCGAGCAGCTTGCATCAAGCCTTCAGGCGTAGAAGTGTCTATGTTGCCGAGTTGCTCTTGCAGTTTCTCGCCCGTGGTCCTAGGGTCAATGCCGATCATAGGCTGTACTGCCCTGCGGAGGTCTTCCTGACGCTGTACGCCAAGCTGTCCTGCCATTTGAGCAAGAGGTGCTAACGCTGCTGCACGACCGCGAAGGCCGGATGCAAGTAGTTGTCCCTGCATCATGCCCTGTTGGAGTAGTTTCTGTTGACGCTGCTCAGGAGTATCAATGATGTCCGCGAACAGGCTTTGAATATTTATAGCCATTGTCTAACTCCTTAAATGAATGCGCCTGCGGCTCTTTCTGCGGCTTGTTTTTTCAATGCTTCTAGAGCCTGAGCAAATGCTTCGCCTGTTAGCCCTGTAATCTTATTGGGCTGACTCTCTTGCTGCTCGCCCTTTAACAAGTCAAACAGCCCTTGGAACTGCTGTTGACGTAGAGCGTTGGCTAGTGCGAAATAACCTAGCTGAGCCTCCATGCCTGTTTCTCCAAGCTGCGCGCCTAAAGTTGCACCCGTAGACTGTAGTGCTGCGCGTATTCGTGCAGCATCTAAAGAAGGACTAAGTGCTTCAATCGCTTTGTCTTGCGGCAAATAAGAAGCAAGCAAGCCTTGTAGGCCAAGATCGCCAAACAAGCCTAACCTTTCACGAGTTTCACCAAGACCCGCGAGAATTTGCTCTGAATTTAGTGCTTGCTCAAGTCTTGCCTGTGTAATTGCATCAACAGATGCTCCTGCTTTCGCTTCCTCTACTGCTTTTGCTCGCGCTAACTGTTCAGGTGTACCGCCATACATTGCGGTGTTTACTCCAAGCCTGCCTTGATTAAACAGCCTTTCCTCAAGAGCTAAAGCCTCTCTTTGCTCTTCAGGTGTTTGAGTAGCTCGAATACGGTCATAAAGCTCTTTCTCGCGAGTAGCTCGTTGAGCAGGGTCTTGAGTAAGCATGCCGATAATATTAGCTTGCTCTTCAGCTCTTGCTTCAGGACTACCTAGTGTATCAAATGCGCTCTTAGTAAAGCCTGACAACTGTTCTTGTAAAGCTATTTGCTCAGGAGTTAACCCTAAAGAAACGTCACCCGTTTTTCCTACAGTGCTAGTAGCTGTAGGAGTTGTTACAGTAAAACCCTTAAACTCTGTATCCCTTTCAGCCTGACCAATTAACCCTCCTTCAGGCGATTGATAGTTTTTACCAAAGATTGTAGAGAAGTCTTTCTCACCCGCTGATTCAATATCTTTGATGATTTTGTTTTGAGCAGCAGCACCGCCAATTCCGGAGATTAAACCTCCTAAAGAACTGCCCGGAATTCCTTTAAGAAAATCTAAAATATCGTCACCCATTAGTATGTACCTCCATCAATCGTGCCAACTGTGAAAGTACCACTCACTGTTAGGTCTGCCATTGTAGTTGCGCCTGTGAAAGTAGGACTTGCAGCGTCAGACTTCGTGGCTACGGCTACCTGAATCGCATCAAATTCAGCCCCAACCTCTGAGCCTTTGATTACTTTGGCAGGGTTACCGCTAACCAAAGCGTCCTTGGCTGCGAAGTTAGTTAGTTTAGTATAGTTCGACATTACACTATCCTTCCCATAAGGGCTTGAATATTGATTTCTTGTAAGGCGATGGACTTACCATCAACCGTTGTTTCTACACCCACAGCCACGACTGTACCCTGACCGGAGGCGTTGATCTTCTTGCGTTTAATCAACGCGATAGAGGATGAATACTCAGCCTCAGTGTTGAACTCTGATATGTTGTATTGTCCCACATTTGACTGCGGTAAGGTGTAGGCTTGCTTCCTGTAGTTACCGGAATAGTCATACGCCCAATTCAATACGACCGTAGCCTCAGCCCCGTCAAAGGTAGTGAGGTTGATCTTCTTGAGGAACTTGAGGTTCGAGGTATTACCAAAGCTCAAGGGGTGACTGAAGTAACTCAAGAGGTATCCGGTGTTGTTGTCGGAATACCCTTTATACTCTGCTATCCCGTCCTGAACGCCAACGTACAGCTTCTCAGAAGATGTCTCCGCGAAGCACAAGGGGTTCATATGACTCCAAGTAGTCGCCCTGAAACTCCCATCCTGTAGCGGGAAGCGTGTGTCAAAGGCATAAACTACACCCAACTGTGGGAAGTTTAGTAACACAAACGCCTGTCGTGGCGAGTAGTGCATACTAATATTCCCTGTCTCTGCCGCGAAGAGAGACTTAATATCATTGTTGACGTTCTTGGATATATCGCCAATAGGGGCAGACTTCTCTTGGATAGTCCTTGAAAGGCTTCGCACACCTGAGTCATCGAGGAAGATTAGGTCTTTACCTGTTGAGACTACTGCGTCTCTACCCACACAGCCCACGTTGGAGATAGTGTCGGATAGGGTCATGCTCGCAGGACTAGAAGCTCCTTCATAGACAAGGATAGAGTTTCTGCCAAAGATGATTAGGAAGCCATTGTGTGCCGCAAGAGCAGTAATAACGTCATACCCTGTAGGCCACACGTTAGTTACGTCTATAGACCCTGACGAGCCTCCTGACCACGCTGCGCCGTCTAACAGGTCAGACCAATAGATTGTAGATTTGTCATCATCAAAGTCTGCTACCCACATACGACCAAACGCAGCGATAGCTACATGACCCTCGGGAGGTGTACCTGTTGCGTGTGCGTGTGATGACATAGCTTCTACAGACCCAACATGATCTGCGTATACTAAAGGTTCATGTCCGCGTTGGAAGAAGTACATATGGTCGTTAAAGTTAACCATCTTCCAATTGTTTTCTGTAATGGTGTAGGCCGCAGGAGTCTCATCTACCATCGTGGTAGTGCCTGAGAATATCTTGTTGTTACCTGCGGAGAAGAACGTAATGTCTCCATCCTCAGCAACAAACTCACCCATAGACTCTACGCCGTCAGACGAGCCTAGAAGGTCGTTGCCATTCAGGATTTCATAACCCTTCCTTGCGGCAATCCTACCCTCTTTATCAATGACACAGTTGTCCGCGACCGCAGAGAAACTTGCGTCCTGCGCCAAGGGTGCGTCTTGGGTGTTTATCCCCGCGAATCCCGGTGCAGTAATGGTAATGCTCTGTAGCTGTTGAGCCATCTAAACCACCATAAATGTTGTTTCGTCAGGGTAACGGTTAGCGTCAATAGCTATCGCGTCAGATAAGGCCGTAGAAGCAATAGCAAACTGCTCTGCTGCTGACTGACCTCCTGTCTCACCTCTCTCCCTCAGAGCCATAGCGAAGGCCATTTGGACTATAGGGTTGTGAGGTACGTTGATCTTTGTAGCGTCTGCCGTAATCAAGCCTTGAGGTTTAGCCATGTCAAACCGCAGGTTGTAGATACCGTCAGGCTGTGGGTAAACCTTAACCTTGAGGTCGTCATTCGCATCTACTCCTGTGATGGTGTAGGTAGATGGCGAACCCGAGGTAACGTCTTGATTGAAGTATACATTATTAAAGAATGACTTGGTTTCTAGCTTCATCATTCTGTTGGCTGAGTCATTGATTACATCCTTGAGGACGGCTTCTTGACCCGAGCCTGTTAGTGAATACTCCGCTGTACCGCTAACGGTATTAACCAATACTGTGTCGCGAAGGGCAGACCAATTCCAAGAATTCTCTACGATCCTCTTTGCGTCATTCACAAAGTCTCCGACCAATGCGGAGTAGTCAGTCTCAAGGGCTGTGTCTACTTGGTCTTCTCGTAACCGCCGAAGCACACTGTTAATAGCTTCTAAATATGTCATCGTCTGCCTCCTGCGGCACGAAGGAATCTTTCAAACATTCCGAGTTGTACGTTATCAAGCTCTGTAAACTTAGGCTCGAATAAAAGTGATTCTGTTAAAGGAGAGTCTTGGATAGCACTAAACAATCCTATGACTCCGTCCTTGCCGTCTCTTCCGTCAGAGCCGTCTTGCCCATCGCTGCCATCTAAACCATCAGCGCCATCTAGGCCGTCATCGCCTTTGTCGCCTTTGTCGCCTTTGTCGCCTTTGTCGCCTACAACAACTGTGTCATCACCATTAGTGACTACTGCTGCGTCATCATCACCGTTCGTGATTACGGTTGCAGCGTCATCATCACCGTTCGTGATTACGGTTGCAGCGTCATCATCAGTAGTGACTACTTCTGCGTCATCATTATTTGTAGCAGCGTTAGCAGACGCAGCAGCATCTACCTCGGCTTGTGTTTGGACTGG